CTTGTCTAGTCGATTGTCTAGTCGATTGTCTAAATACAAAACACGGCTACAAGCCCCATTCTATATAGTTATAAGTAATAATATTAATTCTATTTAGACAATAAGACAGCCATAATTATTAGTCAGCACTTTGGAACACTTGTATCACCAATTTGAAAATCGCGGTAGTCCGTCTTTCAACTACGCCTACTTTGCCCACTACTGCTGGGCGCTGTCTTATTGTCTAATTGTATATAAATCAATGACTTACAAGCGTACCTCTGTCTAATTAGATTGTCTAATTAGCACCGCTGTCTAGTCGCCGTACCTATTCGTACCTATCCGCCTGAAAACATATGGTTGCCTTGTGCATCCGTATACATCCACCTGCGACACCTAACAGATCCCTAGCGCACCGCATTCTGGTCTGCTATCTGTTTACGTGTAACCATAAGGGGCACCACCATGCCAGATGCTTTTATCAACCGGCATAAACGGCGCGACCATGCCAAGCTGCGCCAACGACTCATCAACGCCGCTGGCCAAACACTGACCTGCGTAGCACTAGGTCTGTTCGTGGCGTTTATCACCATCAACTGGCTAAGTGGGTGTGGCGAACGTTTCCCCACTGATGCTGTCGGCAACTACATCCAAGGTGAGTGTATCTATCCCGCTGACCTATGGAAGTGACCTACGCCGTACGACCCCACGGCACCAAGTGGCAAATCGTACACATCCCCACCGGCACCAAGATGGAAGTAGACATGCGTTATCGTTCGTATGCCTGCGCTCTGTGCCGAAAATATAACGAGTTCCGACAATAGGAGCACCACCATGTCCAAATCAAGCTACACCAAAACCTTGCAACAGTGGTTTGCCCACTATGGCTTTCCCGACTGCCCACTGACCGACGTTGAGCTTGCCTACCTTTGGCGGCACGAGTTCAGCGCTGAGCAGGCATACAGTATCGGTTGTGACGTCAGCAGCGGGTTTGCCTTCAATGACTGCGCCGCCGACGTAAAGGAGCGCCAGCATGACCAGAATACGCAAGGACGAGGTGCGTGACTACGTAGATCGCCGCCTACCATTTCATATCAAAGACAGCACCTTATATTCGATGCTGTCAGGCAAAGGGAAGTATGTCGTCTACACTTACGGCTTCAACAACCCTCTGTATGTATACGACGACGATCTTGAGGTGTGGTTCGGTAATGCCGACACGTACGAGAACGCCCCCAAGTCACTCAAGACCGCAGCAATAGCATCCGACGTCAAGGTCAACTGGCTAGACCATGAAGACATGCGGTCGCTGATTGATGCTGGATCGTATGGAGCGCACTGCGCTCGCAGAATTCTTAACCAATAACACGAGGAGCATCACCATGCCTAGAATAAGCAACAGAGAAGTACGGTCGTATGTCGATCGGCGCGAGGAGTTCGTGACCAACAACGGCACGATCATTTCGGACACCACGTTTAGCGGTGATATTGACGATGCCACTGCGCTGCCCTCTGACAAGGGTAAAGGGTTCTACATCGTTTACTCGTACGGCAAGCATTTCCCCATGTTTGCCTATGATGAGACAGCAGCCCAATGGTTCGGCAATGGCAGCAAGTATAGCCATACAACGACGCGCCACCAGAGCCACGCTCGACCGTCAACCGACGACATATTGTGGCTAGACCATGACGGTATGCTCGACCTCCTTTGGGAGGGATCGTACGCCGCATACTGTGCCGCAAGGATACTCAAGAAAGCATCATAACCCTTAACCCGTTGACACTTTATGTGTTTACATGTAATCATATCAATTCAACTGCGCCCACCTAAGGGCACACAGGAGAACCACAATGGCTTCAATAAACGAGTGCAAGACCACCATCGCGGCAATGTTCCGCAAATCCCCCAAAGTAGTGCCAATGATCCACGGCGCACCCGGCATGGGTAAGTCAGATGCCTGCCTCCAGATAGCCGACGAGCTGGGCATACCGCATGACCGTGTACTTGTGGTGCATATCAACAACCATGATGTCGTCGACTTCACCGGTGTGCCCTCAATTACTGACGGCATGACCGTGTTCAACCCCACCAAGATGTTCTACGACTACCGGGAAGGTTCTGGCCCCGGCATGATCGTGCTTGAGGAGCTGGCCCAGTCATCCCAGCAGCTCCAGACATGGGCAGCGGGTTTCGTGTTAGAACGACAGACCCCGGTGTTCAAAGTCGACCCAAGCGTGGTGATGATCGCCACTGGTAACCGTGCCCAAGACCGTGCTGGTGCCAAGCCTCTGTTAGGCCACCTGAACGACCGTATGTATCACTTCGACGTAGACACGTCGCTCGACGATTGGTGTGAGTGGGCCATGAACAACGGTGTGGATGCCATGGGTATCGCGTTCCTTAGACTGCGACCCAACCTGCTCAACGATTACGACGCCAACAAGCGCAGCAATCCAACCCAACGATCGTGGACCAAGCTGTTCACCGAGGTACCACTAGAACTGCCCACCAACATGTACCTGACAGCAGCAGAGGGCAAAGTGGGCGAGGGGGCAGCAGCTGAGTGGGTTGCTGCGATGGACATGATGCACAAGATGCCGTCGATCGACCTCGTACGACTACACCCTGCCGATACTGAGGTGCCAGAAGAGCCAGCCGTCAAGTATGCCGTGTCGACTGCGCTGAGTATGACGGCAACGCCAGACACGTTCAGCAGGGACATGACCTATATGGACCGTATGCCTAAGGAATTTCAGATGGTCTACGTCACAGACGCACTGCGCCTAACGCCACAGCTACAGCAGACCCGCGACTTCATCGGCTGGGCGATCAAGAACAAAGACATCTTTATGGGAGGTAACTAATATGACTATCAATGAAACACTCGCCGCCGCACTTGCTGCCGTTGAGCAATGGGAGAAAGACCAAGTCGACGACTCATTGACGTCGCCGGTTTCACAGATCGCTAATGTCATCGACGACATTGCCGTCGCCGTGCCTGCTAACACCAACGCGCGACTATTTGCAGTGCCGCCGAAGAGCGAGACTGTACCAAGTGTTGAATCTGTTAACACGTTACCTCGTCAGTCGTTACAAATCAAGAACTTAGACGAGAAAGCCGTGCTAGTGCAGGTCAAGCGCCGGATGTACTCACCCTACAAGCTCGACACCGAGGAAAGCCGAGCGTACGGCGCAGGTAATGTTAACAAGCATCTGTTCGAGGGGCGCAACAACCGCGTCAAAGAGGCGATCAGCAAGTACACCGAGGTCTATACATACGCCAAAGACAACACGGTGCCGTGGACTACTGGTGTGGAGCTGCTCAACATCGACCACTACATGTTCTTTACAGCAGGACTGCGCCAACTGATCGACAAGGCCAACGATGCGGTCGACGATCTTGTCCAGCATTGGGACCACGAGGTTACCGCAGACTTAGCACGCTTGGCCGACATAGCCTTTGCCAAGGGCAAGCCGAACCTTGCCAACCCCAACGACTACCCTGACGCCGCCGAGGTGCGTGCCAAGTTTAGTATCGAGGTGCGCTACATGCCGGTGCCTACGACAGGTGACTTCCGTGTGGGTATCAGCGACGAGGACAAAGACAGTCTGCAACGCCAGCTCGACGATGCCAGTACCAATGCAAGCGCTCACGTCCTCAACCAGATGATCGAGCCAATGCAACGCGCTGTCAATAAATTGGCGGTGACCATCGGCGACGACGGACACATCTTTCGAGACAGTCTTATCGACAACATGGTCGAGGTTTCATCTCGTATGGCCAAGATCAACATCTCAGATGACCCAGAGATCACCGAGCGTATCAAAGACCTCCAGTCACTGGTCGGCACCTACGCCAACAACAAAGACGTACTGCGCAACTCATCAACGGTACGTGAGAAAGCAGCCACCCAAATCGACGACCTTATGAGCAAGATGCAAGGTCTAGTATAGGAGAACACCATGAGCGCCCAACTACAGCACACTGCACTCGACGACGTGCAACGCAAGGTAGGCAAGGCCAAGTCACTACTGATCTTGGATCACCCGTTCTTTGGGACCGCCTGCACCAAACGGCCTATCATCTACACCGACAAGATACCGACCGCCGGTATGTCAGCGACAGGTCAGATGTACATCAACCCAGACTTTGCCGAGCCACTGTCAGTTCGCAACATCATGTTCTTACTGGCTCACGAGGCGATGCACTACATGCTATGCCACGGTTTGCGCCGGGGACACCGAGATGCCAAGGCGTGGAATGTCGCTGCCGACAAAGTTATCAACGACACCCTGATCGACGCCAATGTCGGCGACTTCATCGACGGCGGAATTACGCTGGACGGCGCTCGCAACATGGCCGCCGAGTCTTTGTATGATGAGGCCGACGACGGCGAAGGGGAAGGCCCCGGCGGTCTCGGTAACGACATAGGCGACCCCGTCGACGACGACGGCAAACCGCTCGACGACGCGCAGATCCACCAGCTCGAAGCGCAAGCCAAGATCGAGACCATACAATCTGCCAAGGCTGCCAAGGCAGTCGGCAAGCTGCCCGCAGGTATCGAGCGTCTGGTCGACGATCTCGTTAACGTGAAGACCCCTTGGTACGATATTCTTGAGCGCTTCATGGCAGGCAAGATCAAAGATGGCTACTCGTGGAACAGACCCAACCGCCGGTTTATCGCTCGCAACATCTACATCCCCGGCGTTGACTATCTACCTAAGATGGGGCCGGTTGTTATCGGTGTCGATACGTCCTGCTCTGTTACCGACGACGACATCGCTATGTTCAACGGTCACATCAATCGCATCATCGACACGTGTAACCCTGAGGTTGTTCACGTTGTCTACTGTGACCACGCCGTAGCAGGTGTTGACGAGTACACACCTGATGACTTTCCCGTCAGCATCCAAGCCTTGGGCGGCGGCGGTACATCGTTCAAGCCAGTGTTCGACTGGATCGACGACAACGCTATCGAGCCTGAGTGTGTTGTCTACCTGACTGATGGCTACGGCGACCAGTCTCAATTCACGGCTAGCCACGAAACAGTGTGGCTCACGACAGGCACCACGGCATTCAGCTGGGGCACCGTAATAAAATTCGAGGACTAGATTATGTATGTACGTAAAACTGACACACTTATGAACCAGATGCTAGATTACGTAGAAACAATGCGCCAAGCTGCGATAAAAGCATATCCACCACGCACGATTGCATATGGCACCCCGTTGTTCGATTCAGCAAGGGACGCAGTATGTAAGGCGTCATACAGAGACGCGCCGCATCTGGAGGGCAAGCTCCCAGCAACATGGCTAAAAGACCACCGACGTGTGGTGATTAGGTTCCCGCTTGACGGCTCAGACGTTCTTGACCGCGACCGCAATGTACACAAGCAAGACCTAGAGTTTCCAGAGCACGACACAGTATCACTGCCGTTTGCAACCAAGGACCGCTACTACGGCGTGGAGGTAGACTTAAAACTTGATGACTGTGACGACCTACTCCGCAGCTTTTTTGATGTAGTCTCGGCACACAAAGACCACCTCCGACGCATCAACACGCAGTTCAGGGATGTTGTTGACCAGATCCAGATATTTATGGCTGGTTACTCGTCTCTCAACGCTGCGATCAAGGCCATGCCCGAGATCGAGATGTACGTACCAGCGGCGTACATGGATAAATTACGCGAGCCAGCACCCAGTCGAGCGGCGAAGAACTCTTCCTTACTCCCGGAAAGCTTAGGCATCGACCGCGACATGCTCGCATCACTGGCAATAGGCCACCGAATTACAAAACCATAATAGGAGAACAACCATGTCTAACACGTCAACCAATGTATCAGAACTAGCCCGTAAGAAAGGGCTGCACCCAAGCGTAGTACACAACCGCCTAGGCCGAGGGTGGTCGTTAGAAGATGCGCTCAACACCCCTGCGCGTTTAAAGCGAGGCCGCCCACGTAAGACCCGCATCAAGGATCAGCCGCCAGTAGCGGCGCTAAGCTTTACCGATAGGTTTTGTAAGAGATGCTTTGCCACGTCTGTCTCACTCTCTGTGATTGTCGTCTTCGTCTCGTGGTGGATGTCCAACCTATAAATCTGCTAACTTTGCACCCCCGCTTAGTGCGGGGAATGGAGACCTAAATGAAAATATGTACCGTAGATCTTGAGACCTACTGGAGCGTCACGCACTCCCTGTCCAAGATGTCCCCCATCGCTTACTGTATGCACCCTGACACAGAGATAATCTCTTGTGGGTTTAAGTTTGACGACGGCGAGACCGAGATTGTATTCGGCGAAGCGAACGTCATCGAGTATGCGTCCAAGGTCGACTGGTCACAGTATTGGGTAGTCGGGCACAACCTGTCCGGCTTTGACTCTATGATCCTAGCATGGCGTATGCACATCAAGCCCCGGCTATGGGGATGCACGCTGGCTATGTCTCGACCAATCCACGCCAAGGACGCTGGTGGTTCACTGGCCAAGCTCGTGGAGCATTACAAGATAGGCTACAAAGACCAGTCCGCGCTCATCGCCACGAAAGGCCGACGCTTGTCGGAGTTCACCAAGAAAGAGATTGCCGACATGGCTCTCTATAACAAGGACGACGTTGACCAGTGTTACGCGTTACTGAGACGACTCATACCGCAGACACGTAAAGACGAGGTGCGGCTTATCGACATGACGATCCGCATGTTAGTCGAGCCAAAGTTTGAGGCTAACAGTTCACTGTTGTACGACACGTTGGTCGAAGAAGGCATACGTAAGAAGAAGGTGCTGCTCGAAGCATCTAAAGAGATGAACGTTTACGACGCAGCGCACACCGACGAGGAGAACATAGAAGCGATCCTAAAGCTGCTATCGTCTGCTGCTAAGTTTGCAGCGTTCCTACGTACCGTGGGCGTGGAAGTTCCAACCAAGATTTCAGCACGAACGGGCAAAGAGATACCTGCGCTGGCAAAGACAGACGAAGAGTTCCTTGCGCTACAAGAACATGACAACCCGATAGTTGCTACAGCAGCAGCCGCTCGCTTAGACGCCAAGTCAACGATCCTACAGACGCGCATCAACGCGTTCCTAGACGCCTCTAACGCGCACCCTGACAAACGGGTGCCTATTCCGCTGAAGTACTACGGAGCGGACACTACGGGACGCTGGAGCGGGTGGGGCTACAACCCACAGAACTTACCACGTGTTAATCCGTATGCACCCCGACCATCGGATGCACTGCGTAAGTCGTTGATCGCACCGGCAGGGTACAAGGTCGTCGTGGCGGATCTGTCCGGCATCGAGCTACGTGTTAACCACTTCTTATGGAAGGTGCCATCTAGTACGGCAATGTTCCAAGCCGACCCAGAGAAAGCTGACCTATATAAAGACTTCGCCAGTAAGCTTTACGCCGTACCATACGACAACGTGACCAAGCAGCAACGACAGGTCGGCAAAGTTGCCCACCTCGGGCTGGGTTTCGGGGCAGGATGGAAAACGTTTATGACCGTCGCCAAGCTGATGGGCGGTGTAGAGATTGATGAGTCTGAGAGCCAAGACATCGTGAACCAATGGCGGGACAGTTACTACGAGATCACCAGAGGATGGCGCACATGTCACAACGTACTGCCAACTATTATGCGTGGTGCGACGGGGGCTGCTCTCGACCCGTGGGGTATGGTTGTCCCAGTCCCTGAAGGGCTAAAGACACCTAAAGGCATCATCCGTTACCCAAGCCTGCGTACCGAGCGTAACGAGGCCGACGGACGTATGGAGTTTGTGTATGGGCACGGTCGCAACAAAGCCCGAATCTATGCAGGGAAGATCGACGAGAACATCGTTCAGCATCTTGCCCGGTGTGTAATTGCTGACAACGCGTTAACAGTTCAAGATCTTACGGGCTTAAACCCTGCGTTAATGGTTCACGATGAGCTGGTTTACATCGTTCCTGAAAGCGAATCGCAGGACATGCTAGATCTAGTACAGAAAGTAATGCGCACGCCCCCTATATGGTGGCCTGAGCTAGTTACATGGAGTGAAGGTGACATCGGTGACACTTACGGTGACGCAAAGTAATATCCACGAACCACTTAAAAGGAGGCACGGATGTCGATAGTAGGTGCATATAGTTGCAGGCTATGTTATATACATGTAAGTAAGTTTAGGGAGGAACACCTGTACCTGTAACTTGCGGCACTAGATAACAGATAAGCCCGCAAGTAAGTAGGATAAGGTAAAATTGGGGTGACCAATGGAAGTTAACAAAACGGAAGAACCAACAGCAGCTGTTACGGTACAGCTGCTAAGAAACCCAGACAAAGTGCGCGAGTGGCTCACGGTGGCTGATAGACACATGCAAAGTTATGCTAACAACCCGGAGATCTTTTTACTCCCGAAAGCGCATGAGTTTCTCAACCCTTTGATCCGCGCGTTCGCGCACGACTTAGAAGGATTTGTAGGTTACCTAATGGAAGTACGAGATCAGTTCGACAGACGAAGCCAACAGTTTGTCGAAGTTCAAGCCATACACCGTCGAGTAAATGGGCGATTTGTCCAGCAGGCGCGCAGGGAGCGGATGGGAAGAGCCATCACCAAAGCCGAAGAGCTTTACGGCCAGATACCCTATACTAAGCGGATGCAATGGATGGCAGAACAAGAACATAAATGGGCACAACGACGACTGGCGTTCTTAGAAATACAGCGCAAACGGCTAAAGCAGGAGCGGTTGGAGACCGAACTGCGTACCGAAATGCTGCTAGAGTTCTGGGACATAATCGATACAGAAATATATGAAGGAAAACTACCACAGTGGAACTAAAAAAACCTTGGAGCTACTCGGCTCTTACAGCGTTTGAAACATGTCCACGTCGCTTCGAGCTAACTAGAGTGACGCGTAAAGTAAAAGAACCCCAAACGGAGGCAACTAACTGGGGCAACGAAGTACACACGGCACTGGAGCTGTTCGCTAAGGACGGTAAGCCTTTGCCTAAGAGCATTGCGAAGTACGAGCGGTACGTCGACAAGATACTTTCCTATGAGGGCAAGCGTGTCATCGAAGAAAGTATCGCACTCGACCGCAGCTTCCGGCCAACCGAATGGATGGCAGACGACGTATGGGTACGGGGCATCATCGACATCGGCGTCGTTGGTCCAGAGAAAGCGTACCTGCTCGACTGGAAAACTGGCAAGCGTAAGCCTGACATGGACCAGCTGAAACTGTTCGCGGCCTTAGCGTTTGCTAAGTACCCTTGGATAGATAAGGTTACGACGGGATTCATCTGGTTAAAGTCTGGTGAGTTCGATAAAGAGGTGTTCACGCGTCAGCAGCTTCCAGAAATCTGGAACGAGTTCATGCCACGGCTAAAGCGTTTAGCGATAGCCCACCATGACGACAAATGGACACCTAAGCCGTCCGGCCTCTGCAAGAACTGGTGCCCGGTAGGTAGACAAAACTGCGAGTTCTGCGGAGTATAAATAATGACTGACGTACCACTGACGATTGAGCAGTTCTTAGAGCTTTCTAACGAAGATTTGTTAGCGCTAACGATTGACATGCCCAGCCTAACTCCACTTGAGCTTGAGCTGGCGCTAAGACTAGAGACTTACCTAGCGATGTACGGCGATTTCGTACCGTCCGTTAGTCTCCACTAAGAGGTACTAAGAATGGCTATGACCCCAGAGGGTAAAGTTAAGAGGAAGGTTAAAGAGTACCTCCAGTCTATTGGGGCGTGGTACTACATGCCTGTGTCTAACGGCATGGGACGTGTAGGCTGCCCTGATATACTGGTGTGCTACAAAGGTTTGTTCATGGCTTTCGAGACGAAGGCACCGGGCAAAATAAAGAATGTCACGGCTAACCAAGAGCGTGAATTGGCCGACATACAATCTGCTTACGGGTTAGCACTTGTAGTCGACGACGTTAAACAAGTTGAGGATGCGATCAGTGCCAAAATCATCGAAGCAGGAACTAGAGACTAAGGCCGCTTACAACAAGAAGCCTAGTGTCCAAAAGAAACGTGTTGCCCAAAACAAAGCACGCCGCGAAGCAATCGCTGACGGTCGTGCCGCAAAGGGTGACGGTAAAGATGTTCACCACGTGGACCCCCTAGACAAGGGCGGAAGCACCGACAAGTCGAACACAAAGGTTGTCAGCAAAAAAGAAAACCGTGGCTGGCGTAAGAAGAACCCGGAGATGTACACCAAGGGGAGTAAGTAATGGACAACACCGACGAGAGAGTATGGGCCTACCTGCTGCGGCACCGCACACCTGCGGGCGTCTACGGCACCCAGTTAGATTGCGACATCTACGACATTGCGCTGAACTGTGACGTTACCACGGAGCAGGCGCAGCAGTACATCGACAAGATGAAGCCTCCACACCAGCAGGCGCTAGACCCAATCCGTGCGCACAACGTCGGTGAGTCAGACTATTCGCGACATGCGATCCAGCCTTGGGACATCTGGTTGGAGTACGGGTTGAACCCGTGGGACGCTGACATCGTGAAGCGTATCTTGCGCACCAAGGAGGGCCAACGACGGCTCGACTACGAAAAGATTAAACACATATGCGATGAGCGCATCCGACAGCTAGACGCCGAATTAGATAAGGATTTACCCCATGTTGATATGGCATGAGAAGAAGGCGCTGGTACTTAAAAGCCGGGAGCCTGCCCGCATCACCAACATAATACCAACAGCGAAAGCGTTCACAGTTAAGGGCATCCCGTACGTGGCGGTGCCCCACAAGATCGCCGAGACTAAGGTACTGCGCAACCTCGGCTTTGACGCACCAGCTCCTATCAGGGAGCATTATGATTGGCCCGGTCGCTACACACCCTTCGCCGCACAACGAGAAGCGGCGGCGTTTCTGTCTATGTATGATCGGGCGTTCAACCTTAGCGAGCTAGGGACTGGTAAGTCTCTGGCGTCTCTATGGGCCTACGACTACCTGCGCAGTATCGGTCATCTGCACAAGGTCTTAATTGTTTCTCCACTGTCAACGCTAGAGCGTACATGGGCCGACGAAGTGTTTCAGCACTTTCCACACCTACAGTACGCCGTGTTGTACGGCTCGAAGCAGAAGCGTGAGAAGATGCTGAAGACTGACGTCGACGTGTACATCATCAACCACGACGGTTTGCAGATCATCGAGCCTTTGTTAGCAGACCGCCCGGACATCGACTTGATCATCATCGACGAGATAGCACAGGCAGCACGCAACGCAGGGACCGACCGGTGGAAAGCGATCAACAAAGTAATCAACCGGCATAAGCCCACCCGTGCTTGCTGGGGTATGACTGGTACGCCAACACCAAACGCACCAACCGATGCTTGGGCACAATGCAGACTTATATCACCAAGCAACGTACCGCCTTACTTCAATCGCTTTAAGGGCCAAGTAATGCGCCAGTTGTCGCAGTTCCAGTGGCTACCAAGACCTGATGCAACAGACATCGTACGTGAGGTTATGCAACCGTCTGTACGCTTTACTCGTGATGAATGCGTTGACCTGCCGCCACTTATGTATGAGACTCGACAAGTAGCGCTAACTAAAGAACAAAACAAAGCCTACAAAGAGATGGTCGCTAGGATGCGGACCGAAGCCGACAACGGCGAAATCACAGCAGTTAACGAAGCAGTAAAGATGGGCAAGCTTGTACAGATTGCCTGCGGCGTCGTCTACTCTAACGACAAGACAGAGCTGACTATCCCATCTTCGCCGCGCATAGAAGAGACCCGCGAGATCGTTCGCCAAGCTGAGGGCAAGGTCATCGTGTTTGTGCCGTATGTTAGCTCGGTCAACATGGTCGCCGACGAACTGAGAAAAGACTTCACCGTTGAAGTGATCCACGGGGGAGTTAAGAAAGAGGAACGTGACCGCATATTCGGGGCGTTCCAGAAATCAAAAGAACCAAGGGTCATCGTGGCGCAACCTGCCGCTATGTCCCACGGCTTAACACTGACGTCCGCTTCTACCATCATTTGGTACTCATGCGTAACGTCGAACGAGGTCTTTGAGCAGGCTAACGGTCGGATCAATCGACCGGGCCAGAAGATGAATAACTTCATCATCATGTTGGAAGGAACACCCGTCGAGAAGCGCATCTACTCTCGTCTTCGCAACAAGCAGAAGATGCAGGGCGCGTTACTAGACGAGGTCAAGGCACATCGGGGTTCTGTCATGGCTTGACAGGCGAACCTATATGCACTAATCTGTTAACAAGTAAACACACATAGAGGCATAAAGCGTATGAACTTGCTACGACCAGAAGAGGTTTCTGAAAAATTGGGCATCACCAAAGCAGCATTACCAGCACTGCGGCGGCGAGAAATAAGCTTCCCCCAACCTATCAAGGTCTCGCAGAAAGTCCTGCGTTGGGATGAAGCAGATATTAACAGCTGGCTACACGGTAAAAAGGAGAAAACAAATGACGAAAATATCGGAGTTGGATGACGGTTCCTGCCTAAAACTGTTCATCGCCCTGCGAGATCGACGGGCACAACGCAAAGCTGCGTATGACGACGACGACTCAGGGGACAAGGCAAAGCAGAACAAGATCGAGGTCGAGTTTCTGCGACGGTTCCAAGACCGGGGAATAGACAACGTGTCTTCACGCGACATTGGAACTGCTTACAGGTCAACACGTTCTTCCGCCACTGTGGCAGATTGGGATGCGTTACTTGGGCACGTAAAGGAGAACGATGCTTGGGAGATGTTGGAACGGCGGGTAAACAAAACTGCTATCCAGCAATTCAAGGAAGCCGAGGGCGATTTGCCACCGGGTATCAATTGGTCAGAAACTCAAGTTGTCAATTTTAGGCGTAAGTAGATGTTAACGATGGATGATCTGCCAGTAGAAGTCGTGGTACTACCACGGATTTACAAAGCTAGACACTACCGGTCACTTGAGGGTGAGCAGCTGTGTTCGTCTGATGACGGTGTAGTTCCGTCTGTTAATGCAACCGAACCCCAAGCGAAGAAGTGTTCTGTATGTACGAACAACACATGGGGTTCCCGAATTACGCCTAATGGCAAACTGGGAAAGGCTTGCGCGGAAAGCATAAAGCTTACGCTTCGCAAACCAAACTCGGACTATGCGGAAACGTTTCGCGTTCCTGCTGCGAGTGTCCGACCGTTTCGTGCTTACGAAGACCAAGTCATAGCACGAGGCGAACAACTAACACACGTCGTAACAAAAATCGACGTTACCCGTGTAGATCAGCGAGCAACGTTGACGTTTAAAGTCACACGATTTTTAGACGAAGACGAACTCACTTCTATACATACGCCGGAGCAAGCGGATAGCCCGTTTGGTTCCACTGATGGCTACACATATTAACCAAACCCGAGAGGAATTTACCATGGCTACAACTAACGCAATGCACATCCTGACTAACGTCGAAGCCCTGTACCCGCGTATCAACACGACGTACAAGTACGACACCAAGGCCAACAACGGCAAAGGGCAGAGCGTCCCGTGTGACCCGTTGGATGAGGGTGCAAAGTATGAGCTGAACTTTAAGCTCCAAAAAGAGCAGGCTGCCAATCTTTATAAAGACATGTCAGATGCGTACAACCAGCGTAAAGCTGCCAACTGGCCTGAGATGCCATCTGCGAAGGAGGTTTTCGAGCAGGTCGACGGCGGGTTCGTAGTAAAGTCGAGCTTGAAAGGTTCGTACAACAATGAGCTAACAAAGAAGCCACGTCAGTTTGACGCTCGAAACCAGCTCTTGCCGGAGGATTTCGAACTAACAACCGGCAGCACGATCAACAGCCATCTGGCGTTGGTGCCGTACTCTTCTAACAACGGTAACGGCGTGTCTCTACGACTTCGTGCAGTTCAAGTTGTGAAGTTTAAAGAGCGAGAGCTGGCAAGCCCGTTTGGCGAAGTTGAAGGCTTTGACAGCACGGCAAACGTAGAAAGCTTCGGTGACGACTTCGATGAAGTACCAGCTCCAGCCCCTAAGCCCACCCCAGCGCCAGTTGCCGAAGTGGTAGAAGCCGCGCCTAAGAAAGCTAAACCTGCTAAAGTTGACGACTACGACAGCATCGACGCAGCGCTAGACAATCTAGACTTCGACGACTAGCACCGCTGCTCGCGAGTAACGGGGGTTCGCCCCCGTTACTATTTGTTCACACGTCAACAGAATAGGTAACGGCATGGGTACATTAGAGTTCCTAAAGCTAGTGCTTCCGTCACAGGGGCAGACTGTCCTTGGCCTCATGCAGGCGAAAGACGACGGCGGTTCTTGGTTCAAATGGAAGAACTACCCCAACGCCGAAGAGGCAGCTCAAGCAGCATTATTCTTCGATGGTAGAGGAGAAACAGTCTACTTCGGAGTTAACTCATTCGGCGATTGGTACGATGACGAGAAGACCGGCAAGCGCCGCATCCGCACGCAGGAAAACGTGGTGGCATGTCGGTCACTTTTCGACGACTTCGATGTCGACGTATCCAAGAAGGACGCGTACGACACAAAGGAGGAAGCGCTTGAAGGCGTGGTTCTCTTAGCTAAATCATTACGGTTATCCCCAACGATCGTTAACTCCGGCGGCGGGTACCACAGCTACATCCACCTCAACGAAGACATAACGACCGAGGTGTGGGAAGAACTGTCCGCTATGAAGCGTGACGTCACAACGCACTTACAGATTAAAGCAGACCGCGCCGTGGATAGTGACACGTCGCGTATTCTACGGCCCATAGGCGTTCACAACCGCAAGTACGAACCAGCGCGCCCCGTAGAGCTACTCAGGGAAGGTAAGGTCTACACAGTAGACAAAGTGCGATCAGCGTTATCGGATTTCATAACCAACAACAGCGTGCAACCTGCGCCGACCACTCGAAAGGCTGCGAATGTTAGCCCGTTTGCTGATACGCCGGTCGACTACCCTGACAGCGACGCGGAAGTAGTAGCCAAGAACTGTGCTGCTGTTCGTCAGTTTAAAGACAGTGGTGGCAACATACCGGAACCTCATTGGCACCGTGCCATCGGGGTCATCAAGTTTTGTAAGGATGGCGCAGATAAGATCCATGAGTGGAGCCAAGGGTACGAAGGCTACTCCATGGCGGAGACGCAAGAGAAGATCGACGAGTGGACTGTTGGTCCAACATCGTGCGTAGAAATGGATCGCCACGCCGGGTGCATGGCAGACTGTCCTTTTGCGGCGACTTGCAGGTTTCCAGTCACACTAGGCTTTACTGAAAAAGCAGAGTCTGTCGCTGAAGCCAGCATAGACGCTAACGCCGTCGCCACGAAAGCAGCCGCAGCAGCGGGACAGGTTATCGAAGGGCAGCACATCCCACACTGGCCCGCGGCAGGTTACCGTTGGAACGGTCAGACGTTATCGAAAGCCTACACAGACGAAGAGGGCGTCGTCCACTGGACACCGTTCTGCCGCTCGTTCGTATACCCCATTAATCGCATCCAAGACAGCGAAGGAGTATGGAACATACATTGGAAAGCACTAGAGCAAAACGGTCGTTGGCGCGAATTCTTTATGCCTACGACAGAGTTAGCATCCCCAGACATGATGGCGAAGACGCTTGCATCGTACGAGGTGTTTCTCACACGCTCCAAAAACGCGAGAAATAATATGGTTGATTTTGCAGTAGAGTTAATCGACACGCTACAGAAATGGCGGGTCGAGACTAAGACGGTTGCCCAGTTCGGGTGGAACAAGGAGCGTACAGGCTTTGTAATAGGCACCAAGGAGCTGAGCCTCGACGGTGAGCACGATGTTCTCTGCGACCCAAGTATGCCACAAGATATAGCCCTCGACTTTGGGCGCAGTGGTACGCTTGAAGAGTGGACCTCAAACATAGACAAGCTGTACAACCGCCCCGGCGCGGAACCATTCCAGTTCGCTCTCTGCCACTCTATGGGCTCAGCCCTTGTTGAGTTGATGGGGTCGAGTAACTGGCACGGCCTGCCTTTGGCGTTCACAGGTCACGGTGGCACAGGTAAGTCTACTGCCGCTAAGATCGCGTGCGGCTTCTATGGCAACCCACGGCACATGGAACGTCAGACTGGTGAGCAAGGATCTACGCTCAACGCAGCGATCAAACGGATTGCGATCATGGGCTCTGTCCCAATGGTCCTCGACGAGTTCTCAGGACGATCTCCAGACGAGCTAACTCGTACCGGTTATGCGCTGGCTAACGGTCGGGACAAGGAACGACTGGGCACCACGGGCAAGTTCAGTACCGTCGGCGGGCAGTGGTTTAAGAACAGCTTCATCACATCGAACGACTCGATCATGGAAAGCATTAGTAAGCTGCCAGCAGGTTATAGAGTTGAAGCTACGCAGCTACGTTTCTTTGAGGTGTCATTACCAGCGGACTACCGGAACAAGGTTTTCCCTGACATCACGCAGGAGTTCGTCGAGAACCACATGGACCACGTTTACGGTGAGGCTTGCCGCCCGTACATCCGGTTCATCATCGAGAACCAAGACTGGGTACGTCGCCAGATTGTCTCGGCTCGTAGCAAGTTCAACCCGAAGTCGGAAGAAGACAACAAGGAACGGTTCTACCGAGACACCATTGTGACTGCGCTGGTGGCAGGTAAGATCGCACACAAACTGAATTTGGTTCAGTTTGACATGGACGCCATGAAAAAGTGGGCGCTAGGTCAGGTCCAGACCATGCGTGAGAGCCGTCGGGAAAACAACCTCGACATTAGTGAACAGCTTGCTGCGTTCATTGCTACTCTGCCGGGTCGTTTGATTATCACTAAGCACTTTGGTGATAACCGCTCCAAGGTCAAAGAACATCCGATGGAAACTATGCGCAACCCCGCAGTGGGCCGTGTATGTACCGAGGACAAGAAGGTCTACGTCACAGTCAAAGCAATCGCTGACTGGTGCAAGGAGCACGGCGTGGCACCTGCTGCCGTCAAGGAAGAGCTAGACCGTGCAGGTTACTTAGTGTTCCAAGCGGATGGCACGTTTAGCCCCCGCATTACTTTGGGTTCTGGCACTACTGTCCCGAGTGGCCAGTCTCGTTGCTACGAACTTAACTTCACGAAGTTCTTCGACAGTAAAGCGCTGTCAATTGTGAAAACTGAAGAAGGGGTTGCTACTGAATCCCAAGCGGGCGGATAAGAATGGCAAGCAACATGACCACACTCGAAGCAATGATGATCGACGCAAAAAGCTGTAACGCCAGAGCGCGTCGAGTGTGGGGCAACACAAAGTTCCGTGACATGGGTGCCAAAGCATTAGGGGGGCGTCCTAAAACAACCCCTCCGCGTCCTATGACGCCCCGGTCACGGTTAATAAACAAACTGTTGAAGCAAGGGATGGAAAGTATCGCCATCGCAGAACTTTTGGAGGCGTCCCCTAGTGCAGTAGGGGGGATGATCCAGCGGTGGGGGCTCCCTAGGGATTAAACTAAAATGATCACTACAAAGAACATAACAGCGGAGAAAGGCACCCCCAAGAAGATCAAACGATTACGAAACGGGAATCCCCGTATCGGGAGGAAGACCAATGAAAAAACTAATTGACGACATCAGCGGGTATACATTCACATACCGTGCTGGGATACCACACAGACACCAAGCCGTGGCATCTGCGGTACGGTACGACTGGTCACGGCCCAAGATCATCGAAGCACAGGCCAAAGCGATATTCCACATGATGGTGGGCGTCGACGTCCAACCGATGATCTTGGAGAACTGAACATGACAATATTACAAATTATGATCATGCTGTCGGTAATGATGTTCTGTGGTCAGGTCGCCTTTAACATGCTGATCGAGGAAATGAAATGGTACTGGGCAGTCTATACCGCCTTGATGACTTACACCTTTGTTGTGTTATTGCTGGCAGTGCTGGCGAACATCGACACCATATTTCCTCAAGTTCTTCTCAAGGTGTAGACGATGATCAAGTTCAAACGTTTAACAGATACAGCAGTAATACCAAAACGTACCACCGCAGGAGCCGCAGGGTTCGACATCTACTCAGACCAAGACCTCTCCCGAGTTCACTTCGGGCAAGTAGCGAGCATCAGTACTGGCATCGCAGTTGCCGTACCAGATGGGTTCGTTGGTCTGATCAAACCACGCAGTGGACTGGCTGTTAGCCGAGGCGTGGACACCATGGCAGGTGTAATTGATTCAGATTACCGTGGCGAGATCCGCGTTGTGATGACGGTTCACAGTACAGACATCGTGCCGTTTAGAGTTGAGCGCGGTGAGCGTATCGCACAGTTAATTGTAGTGCCGGCAATGCTGGTCTCGACTGAGGTGAAGGAGCTGGACGACACCACACGGGGCAAGAAAGGTTTTGGTTCAACGGGGGTCAACTAATGGCCCGAGCAGCCCCACTCAAAGCCCGGTGTTACAGCTGTGGCAAAATCGTAGCAGCACCCCTGTACCTCAACCACAAAAGCGGCAAGCGCCACAGCAGCTGCATACCGTGCGAAGATAAGTACAGGCAGATCACAGCGTGCAGCGAAATAGACCGACCCGATTATTCGAAACTAAACTCACTATGGAGAGTAACAACATGAACTACGCAAAGGTAACACCTGATAGTTTACGGTCCGATGCAGAGAAAATGTACGCTCGTGCAGATGCGCTAGAGCAGAAGCTAAAGTTCTTCGATGGTAAAATCTGCGAACTGTGCGGTGGAACAAAGCGCCACACAAGAAGCGCACGTTGCGTGAATACCCGAGACCACATCGACAATTCTTTGCTTGTAGAAGATCTACGGCATCCCCGAACAGATCAGCTCAGCACGAGGAAGTGGTAGCATGACGCCGCTCCCTAGAGGTGAAGACTAGAAACCATGTCTGACATGTGGTTGGGCGCAAGATGCGCGTATTGCTCTGTTACGGCGATACTCTTGTGCCCCGCCAGTACCTGCACTGTGCGCAACGGAATGCCTTGCATCACTAAGTGACTAATGAATGTATGACGTAATTCGTGAGGCACTGCATCAAACCCCGCCTTATCGCACGCCTTCTTAAAGTACCTCCTCAACGTAGTGATATTTACCCTCGGCAACACGTAACCGTCGTTGCGACCCCTCAACTCCGCCAACGCAGATCGACATCCCGGTGATACTGGTATGTCCCGCCACTGGCGCGTCTTTGTCATATGTTCCTGACTCGATACAACCCTCACCCTCTCAGCATTAACCCTCGTCCATTTTAGGTTCATAGCTTCCCCGATCCGCATACCCGTGTTGGCCATTAGCTGCCAGATCGCAGCAGTCTCAGGGTCAGCGGTGTACAGCGCGTTTAGCTGTTCTTTCGTGAGGTACCCGCGTGCGTTAGCATCCAAGTTCTGGAACATTTTGACTGGAGCGATCGTGTTCCTAGGTATAACTCCCCACTCCACCGCTTTGTTTACCAGCGCCTTGAGCTTCTTTAGCTCTGAGTTAACAGTGAGTCGTGTTCGTGGGCGCTTGGACAAGTGCCCCATAGATCCGTTGCGTTTGTGTTTCCACAGCTCTACCTGTTGGGGATCTAGGCTGGCGAGGCGCATGTGGCCGAACGAAGGTAGCAAGGTCGAGTCGAAGTAATAGCGCATTCCTTTCTCAGCCCACGGGTACTCTCCACGGTGCCACAAAAGGTACTGTACGCTGAACTCTGCCACGGTGCAGTTAGACTGGGCGACGGACACACCGGTCCGCGTCTCCAGCTCTTTAGCTGACTTGGCTATCAGCGCTTCCTTCTTTACGGTGGTGCGCAGAGACTCATTGTGGCGTTCCCCGTCGAGGCTCCACTGAATCCAGTAGACTTTCCCGCGTCTGTATATACTCGCCATAGCTAAAACCCGCCTGCATCAAACTGAAGTAAGATGTAGTCGTACAGGTACATACACCTGTGTTCAAGTAGTTTCACCTGAGAAAGCTACAGTTTGACTATCTGTTAACTAGCTAGAAATTAAACAGAAATTATTTGAAAAAAAAGCTGCTGCTTATCTCGCTGAGTTGCAGTGGGTATAAATAGGTTAATTAAAACGGATACTTACCGAACCGCTATTTGGGAATGTAGTAAAACTGTAGTCAAAATAAATATTGTGCGCTCCTACCTGTAGTTCTTCAGAAGGTAGTCGAGAGACACAAAACAGGGGTCGTATTGCCCATCTTTCACCTCGTTCTTGACTACTACGCCGCGCCAGTGCTGTTTGTTACCTTGCAACCCCATGAAGCCCTCGTCGTGCATATAGAACGCACCAGCTTGCAAACCATGCAGCCTGCGACCTGATCCGGTATAAGCTATGCCGTACTGGAGCATCTGGTTGTGGCCATTCGAGAATGACTGCTTCATGTTGTTCAGCTTGGACTGGATCGTGCCACCCATCGGGTTGCCCATGGGACTATTCGGGTTCTTGTGATAGTGCGAGTACAGCACGCCATCAATCTCAACGTGGTGTAGGAACGGGTGTACAGTCCAGCCGTACTCCTCGTAACCCAGATCGCTCATACTCATCAGACCCTCAAGTTTCACCGGGTCGTCATTGATCGTGCGCTGAATGCGATACTCGTGGTTGCCAAGCGTGAGGTCCATCCGCGGCTTGTACAGGGCTTTCTTGTTGCGCTTCTGCATATTGTTGTAGCGAACCATGGGCTCTAGCAGTATTTCCATGCCAAGCCTTGAGGACTCGATGTCGTCTCGGTATCGCATGTTCTCGAAATATTTGGAGCCGGTCTTCTCGTAACTAGACAGCGACGGCATATCGGCATGGTCACCAATGTGGATAATCACGTCTGGCTTTTTCTCTACTATGTAGTTGCCTAGCGCGCGGAGATGGTCGAGCGGCACGCCTTTCTTAACTTGAGTATCTGGAATAAACAAATGTCGCATTAGTCATACCCTGAGTGTGAATTTAGCTAACAACTTGATACTACACGATTTTCGTACAAAAAAAAGCCTAGCCCAATGGATAAGGCTAGGCGAAAGGGGCGCTAAGGGAATAAGTTAACGCCCGAGGAGAGACATTACTCGAACCGGCTGGCAGCACCTCGCTCCCGCCGCCGCTGAGCGAAAGGCGCTTTGATTAGATCGGATATGGACTGGCGTCGCAGCGCTTTGCTGTCATTCCCGAAAGACCCCCGAAGTCTGTCCTTGTGACCCTGCAAGGTTCGCCACTCGCGTTTAAGTCTCAGCTTAGCCCTAGGGTCGCCAGACTGGTGAGCGTCTATGTACTCACGTCGTATACGGCCCGTCTCAGTGCTAAAGTGCTGGCTGATTTCGTACTGCTGGCTCCGAGTGTACTTTATGTTTTCGACAAGGCTGACAGGAATGCCCAGCGCGTTAACAAGCAGTGGAACCATACCTGACGCTCTCATTTCTTCTGGGGTAACCACGATGTCGCCGTTCTTAAACGACATGCCTTCGGTAGCAAGTCTGTAGGACTCCAGTGGCTTGCGTAAACCTTTTGGCACAAAGTGCTCGATGGCTTTTGACACATCCCCATTCGCTGCGTACTCGGCGGAGCGCAAGAAGTTCAGCATCGTGGTACCAGAGGGGCCAGCAGCTAGGTTAAAGACAATATCTTTAAGGGCATCTTCAGTTGGCTCGATTTCCGTGTACGGGAAAGGTTTGAAGATGTTGTCTTGGCTAAGTTTGGTAGACATGTCTATGCCGATCGCACTGAACCCACCTCGAGCAAGAACCTCGCCGAATTTCCCCGGAACGTTCTCGCGGATAAAACGCTCAAGATCTTGGGGCTCGTCTTCCTCAGGAGAGACCAGATTCGCCAGCCAAAAGTACGTCGCCGAAATACTCGATACCAACGGGATTCCCGTTAGACCCCCGAGTATACCGGCGTGGGCGAGCATGTACCCTAGCGTTCGCTTACCCGCAGCCCTTACCTCAGGAGACTCACCTTTAAACGCCATCTGAAAACTCTTGACGTAGTTCGCCGCCATTAAGAACTGGTACTTTCGGTACTGAACTGTCAGCTTAGGAAGCTTCTTGAGCAGCAGTGGAGCGTCAAGCGCACCAAAGTTACCCTGCGTGTCTTCCACGATCGCGGTCGCGTACTCCACTGGCGTCATGTCGAACCGTGCAGGGACTGAAGGTTTTGCCAGTGCCATGTCGTACGCTGCAACGGCTGAGGATATACGGTTTTGAGCCTCTACGAAACGGGCTGTTTGGTACAACTTGTGGGTAATCTTGCCAGCAACATCTCCCGCGGCGTTAAGGCCCTCATAGCCTGTGTTGAACCGCTCGAACGAGGCCAAGTCTTCTTCCATACCTACGTCTAGAAGGCCCCGCAGTTGGAGTTCTTTCAGCAGCGCTCGGTACTTTTCAGGCGTTTTTTCGACGTCGATCTCAGTCTCGAGATCCTTCGTCATCCTAATGGCCCCATTTGCCACTGTGTAGCCGTCTAGCAAGCTTTTCCAAGCGCCAGAGTAGCTGTTAAAGTGCCCGGCAAGGAACGGGACCGTAACCGCGGCGGGCTGGGTAGCGTTCGTTACGTGGTAGCCAATGCTCGATGTCAGCATCCAGACAGAGTTCCCAGCCGCTATACGGTTTTGTATGCTCTGGAATGTCGACTGCTTGTAGACCAGCGAGTCTTTGTAGTGAGCAGCCATCATGTTGTACATGGGCATGAGTTCTGTTTCGTTTTTGCGAGCTGCCTTGAGGGTCGCCGCCAGAGCCATGTTGACTTCAGCACCGTGCTCCATAGTGGAGATCATCGCCGATTCAGCGCTTGCGTGAGACAGGAACGAACGGATCATGTTCTTTTCGTAACCCGCGCGGTTCTTACGCTTGGCCCCGGACATTCGAGCGTCGCGCTGATCTAGCGAGTCAAAGTACATGTCGCGCACTAAGTCGGAAAAAGCTGCCTTAGACGCTGGGTCTATCTGAGATTTGTCCGCGGCGCTCAGAGCCCCAAGCACTTTCTGGAACACTTCAGCGTTTGGTGTGCGGTCTTCCATTACGTCGTTAGCACGCTGTGACGCGCTTGCGTACGCGTAGGTCTTAGCGTTCTCGTCCCTGAACTTCTTCGCCAACCCCATGGTGTCAAAGAAACTGACCACGTAGTTATCTCCGTCGGACTTTAACTCTTCCACAGTCTTGCGTGTCGCTGTGGTTGATTCAGCCGTGTCGAGCGCCTCTGCGTCAAGTAACGCTTGGGACTTCAGTACCGTAGCATACTTACCAAAACGCTTCAGTGGGGCATAGGGACCGTCAAGGGCCTCAGCACTAAAGAAGGTCTTTGGAATACCCATCTCTTTGGCGATTGCCAGCTTGCGCAGACGCATGTTTTCACCGTGCTGGAACATGTCCCGCACCAACTTCTGCTCAACAGGTGCTAACCGGTTGTAGGCTCGCTCCATGATAGCGTCTGTTTTAATAACGCGCGGGTCTCCGTTCTTGTCAGTAAACTGAGGGTTGTAGCCCCACTTCTGGAAGTAGGTGGACTTACTGACAAAGTCGTTGACGACTACTAAGCGCTCACCCGTTAGGTTTCGAGCGTCGATCGCTATGGCCTCTACCTGACGACGGATGTCTTGGCGTGTCTTGTCTGACTCTTTAACAGCTTGGTACCACACCCCAGCTTCGGGCAACCGTCCTTTAATCCTACGGATAAACTGGTGAACGAACTCTAGCGAACGAGCGGCTTTTGAAAAAAGCTCAGTAGAGTCATTCACAAACTGCTCAGCTTTAGGTCCAAACACCTCGCCTGCCTTTTGGGCGTAGCGCCCGGTGTTTGCGCGCCCCTCAGGTGTTGGCTCCATAGACCCCTTCATTGCGTCGGACTGGAGGTCGACGTTATCGTTAAGCGGGTCTCGCAGGGCAGCGCCTTTGACTTGGCTCAAGTAATTCACAAACTCGGATGACGGCAGGTACTTCTTGTTTGCCACCTTGGCGTAAAAGCTTTTCATGGCTTTGCCGAGGCGAGAGAAGAACTTCTCGACAACCGTTAGTGGAACCTTTTGCGTTGTTGCCCAACGTGATACTTGGTCGGCGTACCATTCGCTGAACGACTTCCAGTAGGGCTGCGCTTGGTGCGCCATAAGATCTTCACCGACCTTAGTGGTTTTACCCGTCTTCCGAGCGCGTAGAGCTTCAACCAAAGCTTTAGCGGTTCCGCCTTTCTGTTCTGCCAGCCAAGCCTTGTGCGCGTCGTAAAGTTCCCCCTTCAGGCTTGCTGGGGCAGAGTCAAACGCTTCCTTCTGGTGTATATGACCCATCTCATGGGCGAGAGTCTCCAGTGTGGCAGCTTTGTCAGGTTGGTCGTCAAAGATAATGTAGTGAGTGCCGTCAGCCATACGACGCGTAGATCCACGCTCATTGCTGTCTAGCGTGCCAGAGCCAACGGCCCGTAGTGGACCTGTAAAGTTAAGCTTGTTGGCCTTCGCGTCGCTAAGGGTTGTGATGTACACCTCGGACTCAAGCCCGAGCAACTCTTTCCAACCGCGCGCGATACCCTGCAATTCGGGAGACGTATTCTCGGAGAATGCTAAGCCGTTCTCATAAGTGACAAACGGTGTTTCTGCGTGAACTCTCTGCGCTTCCGTTTCCACGGCGGTCTTAGCGGCTACAAGCTCCGCCTTTTGGCTAGGGGTAAAGACATTGCCTGTGTAGCTCTCAACGTCCACTGTGGTGTACGTATCGTTTTTAGCGGCGGCGTATACTGGAGCCCCCGAGATGTTGCTGTACCCGCGAACAAGAGACAGCTCACCGTTCTGGTAAACGACTTCACCACCCAACCGCTCTGCTATGGCGTCCGCGCTGTTAACTTGAGCGACTGACCCTTCTCGCTTCTTAGGTGCCTTGGCTTCCACAGTGGGAGTAGGCTCTACTTCCGCGGGGGTTGTTCTTTCGATTTTTAGTTGCTCGCTTGGCTCCCAGAAGATTTCTACGTTATGGGGCGCTTTACCTGTAAACGTACCGCCGACGTGGCGGTATCCTTCGAACCCTGCGTTCTCTAGCGTTCTACGGAAGCTCTCCATACTATCTTGTATAGCATCTGCTGTTTCCATGTCGTCGGTCATAGTGCTGCGCAGGTAGTCTAAAGCGTCGCGCACTGTCGACGTTGCAGGTAAATCTTGCGCTTCATCCGCTTTAAATACTCTTGACTGACTGAACCACCCGAGTACTTGGGGGGTCAAGGGCTGTTCTAAGTCAAACAGGTTAGCGTCTTTTAGCTTTGTAACTTTGTACACTACCGGCGATTTAGGCCCTTTTCCTCTGCCCGCGTTTGAGTACCCTGTAGCTATGTCAGCAGCGTCCGTTGTGTAAAACCCTTGCCCGTATATGTTCACCGGTCCGTAAGAGCTGTCATCTAGGGAAGTGACTTCTCTGGATGACCCATGGTACTGAGTACCTTGGCCGCGTGTGTCTCCAGCAGGTGTCTTGGCCTCCACAGTGGGAGTAGGCTTAGTGTCAACCACTGGAGCTGCCACTGTGGGTTTAACCACCCGGCGCTTCTTCTTAGTTGTAACCTGTACGTTAGCAGAGCGCTCCTTAAACTGTTCAGCGGTTAACTGCGTGGGGTTCTCTTCCCCATCAGCACGCTCTTCGCTTTGCTCAGGTCTAGCCCCTTCTTCTCGTACTCCTCCACTAACAGGAGCAGTCTCTTCCGGGTCTGCTTGGCCTGCAATTTGTCCGACTGGGTCGGGGCTTTGACGTTTGGCATTTTGTGTATCCTTTATAAAGTCGGCACGGATAAAGTCGTACTCTTGACCTAAGGCGTCTAGGTCAAGGTCTCCTGAGTTATATTCTGTGGCGAACGTGAGCCACTCAAGGCGAGAGCCCGCATCCATAGACTCGAAGGGGACACGGTCCGCTTCATTTTCTACATCAGACTCAAACCCGTTGTTCCATAGGTCGACCGCAACTTTGTACTTACGGTCTTTCTTCATAGCCGCATCAAACTCAGCCCGAATAGCAGCTCTCTGCGCCGCGGTCTGGGCAGTGGGAGCTGTCTCTTGTTTCTGCGTCCATGCTTTTAGTGTATCGTCTACAACACCGTCAACTTCGTAGGCCGAAGTTTTCGAGGTACTCATCTCACCGTCAGGCGCTAGGCTGTTCATATCTAGCGTAGCGTCATCGCCGTCACCTTCGCTGTCGTCCTCAGTCCCGTCATACTCTATCGCATTTTG